AGCAGATTCAGCTGGTACTTATTTATGGGAATATAGAAATCTTCCGATTTTTATAGGTAATAATGGAAGTGAAAAAATGCGATTAGATAATAGTGGTAATCTAATGGTGGGTACTACTTCAGCAGGTGGGTATAAGTTGAATGTAAATGGTACGGGGAGATTTAGTGAAACATTAAGAGTAGAATCTTCTTCTTCTTGGGCAAATATTAATGTAGTCGGTTCTTCTACAACTCAAGGAGGTCAAGTAGATTTTTATGGTAGTACAGTTAGATATGGAACTATTGTTGGAGAATATGAAAGTGCAGGCAATGGTAAGTTAACTTTAAGAACTTGGACTGGTAGTGGAACAACTCCAGTTACTGCTTTAACTATTGCATCTTCAGGCTCTGCCACATTTTCGAGTAGTGTAACGACAACAAAATTAACTGCATCATCAGGTAGTTCAACTGCTGGAGAATTATTATTAGCTAATACTGCTAATAACTGGTCAATTAAAACTGGCACTACTTCCAACACATTTGGTATATATGAAAATCAATTTGGTGGTGTACCATTCTTTATTACTGGTGGCAACGTAGGTATAGGTACTACGAGTCCTGGAGCTTTATTAGATGTAAATGGAATAGCATATTTTAGAAGTGCAAGTGGTATTTATACGGATAGAATAACTGCATATTCAGGTGGAGATGTTACTATGCAATATGGAACTTCAGGTAACTTAATTATAAATGGAGGTACAAGTGGTTCAGAACGTATGCGTATTAAAAGTAATGGAGAAGTATTAATAAATAATACTTCATCACTTGCTTCAGGTGTAGCTTTACAAGTTACCGCAATTACTGGCGGTTTAAGACCTGGAATTATGGTTAAATCTCCAGATTATTTAATTTATTTTAAAAATGGAAGTGGTACTAATATTGGATATATTGAAGTTAATGGAGCAGGGACTGGAGTACTTTACCAAACATTATCAGACTATCGTTTAAAGACCGATTTAAGACAATTTAATGGTTTATCTATTTTAGATAAAATTAATGTTTATGATTTTGCTTGGAAATCTAATAAAACAAGAGATTATGGTGTAATGGCACACGAACTTCAAGAAGTATTACCAAATGCAGTATCAGGGTATAAAAATGGAGATAAAATGCAAGGTGTGGATTATTCAGTCGTAGTTCCAATATTAGTTCAGTCAATCAAGGAATTAAAAGCTAAAGTTGAATTATTGGAAAGTAGATAGTAGCTAAATAGGAATAGTATTATATTAATTATTATTTATATATTTGAACATTAATTAAAACACAAACACAAATGGAAACAGTAAAAAAATCGTACGAAGAATTATTAACACTTATTCAATTGTTAAACCTATCTATTACTGATGGTAAAACAATTGGAGAAAAGAAGCTAACAGTATTTGCTAAAAAGCTTCAACCATTTTTAGATGAATATAACGAGAAATTAGAAGATATTCGTTTAGATAATGCAAGTGTAGATAAAGACAAGAACTTACTTTTGAATGAAAAAGGAGGTTATATGTACACAGCAGAAGCTACTAAGAAAGTGAGCAAAGAGATTAAAGAATTATTAAAAGAAGAATTTGATTTCTCTATTGTACCTGTTAGACAGAATATCGACTTAGAGAAATATACATTCCTTAAAGGATGGGTTAGTGGATTAAATTTTGAAGAAAAAGAGGAAGAAGAAATAGAATTATAATATGGCAAATTCAACTTATTATTGGATTATCGTACAACTTGATTGTAAACCTGAGATTGATGGTATGCAAGACTATGTTGTAGCAGTACATTGGAGATATGGTATTCAGCAAGGAGATATTAAGACTGATATTTATGGAGTTCAATCTTTTCAAGTAGCAGAAGGTTCTACATTTATACCATATAATGAATTAACAGAGGAAACAGTTATTGGCTGGTTAGAAGGTTCTTTAGATGTTCCTGCTATGCAAACAAGCTTAGCTAAACAATTAGAGGGTATTATTAATCCTCCTATTATTTACCCTCCGTTACCATGGTCTAACTCCTAAATGTATTATAGAGATATGAATTATGATGAAATAATTGTTCCATCAGTTACAGGTGCTTTAGGTGCTTTTGTTACTTGGGTATTTGGAAGGAAGAGAGAGAATGTAGAAGTACAAAATAGTGAAATAAAGAATGTAGCAGATGTTGTTGCTTTATGGAAAGATATGGCTTCAGAATTGAAGCAAGAAGTATCAGACCTAAAGGTTAAAGTAGAACAATTATCAACAGAAATTCATACATTACGTTCAGAAAATATATCTTTAAGATTACAATTAGGATTATCTAATGAAGATAACTAAGATTTCTAACAAAGGTTTAGAATTAATTAAAAAATACGAGGGTTTCAGAAGTAAGCCGTATTTATGTCCTGCGGGTGTTTGTACAATTGGATTTGGAAGCACCTATTATGAGGATGGAACAAAAGTTAAGCTGACTGACCCTCCAATAACAGAAGATAGAGCCACTAAATTATTGGTGGCTTTATTAGTTTCTTTTGAAAAAGCAGTTGATAGTTATATGCGAGATGATATAACTCAACACCAATTCGATGCTTTAGTTGCTTTTGCATATAATGTAGGAACTAATGCACTTAAAAACTCATCACTACTAAGAAAGGTAAATGCTAATCCTAATAATCCTACCATAAAAGATGAATTTCTTAAGTGGGTTCATGGAGGAGGAAAAGTATTACCTGGACTTGTTAAAAGAAGACAAGATGAAGCAACTCTATATTTCACTCCTTAGCTTACTATTTCTTTTTGCTTGTAAGCCACAGAAATCCATTCAAGAGTATAAATACATTACCAAGACAGATACTCTCGTTAGAACGCAAATAAACACTATCTATCAAAGTGTTAATGATACAACTTACATCGAGAATCCTTGCGATTCAATTGGAATCTTAAATCAATTTTATGCGAAAATATCAATACCGTTTGGAAAAGTTATTATCAAAGGAAAAAACAATAGAATTGTATTATCTGTTAAGACTGATTCATTGTCATCCACAATGGACAACACCTACAAGTCAAAAGATTCTAAAGTTATATCTATCAAAGAAAAAGAAATAATTAAATATCGTATTCCTACATGGGCTGTGGCACTCATGTTTATCGAAACTGCAATTATAGTATTATACTTGTGGTTTAAACTAAATTAACTATGAGTACTCCTACTACAACCGAAATAGCAAGAGAAGCACTTGACTATTGGTATCAGAATCAAAATATATCTAAACATCAAATAGCAAGAGATTTTTCAGTTAAGTATGGTTATGACAATAGTGAGACCATGCGTAAAATAATGAATAAATTGTTTGTCAGAGATAAAAAGAATGATGAACATAAGGCATTATTTGAGCATTGCGAACAAGCAGGAATACCTTTAGATAATGTTAAATCTTATTGGCATAAAACTAAAATGTTTTCTCTTAATGTAAAGAAAGATGTACTTTCTTATGAACAATTAAGGGATGACATTGTAGCTTCTATGGATGAGCATTCTCCTAAGTATGAAGCTATTGATAGAACTTATGTTAACAATGGTCATTTACTTGTTATAGACCCTGCTGATGTCCATTTGGGTAAATTAGCTTCTGCTTTTGAAGTTGGAGAAGATTATAATAGTAATATTGCTGTTCAAAGAGTTCGAGAAGGAGTTAATGGTATTTTAGAAAAATGTAAAGGATTTAATATTGATAAAATTCTTCTTATTGTAGGAAATGACATACTTCATATTGATACTCCTAAAAGACAAACTACTTCAGGTACACCACAAGATACAGATGGTATGTGGTATGATAATTTCTTATTAGCTAAAAAGCTTTATGTAGAAGTAATTGAAACATTAATGCAAATAGCAGATGTTCATATCACTTTTAATCCTTCTAACCATGATTATACTAATGGTTTCTTCTTAGCTGATGCTTTAGTATCTTGGTTTAGATTATCAGAGAATATAACTTTTGATTGTTCTATAAGTCATAGAAAGTATTATAGATATTTCAATAATCTTATTGGGACAACTCATGGAGATGGTGCTAAAGAAGCAGACTTAGGATTATTAATGGCAAACGAGAGTAAAGATGGTTGGGCATTAACTAAGTATCGTTATTTCTATACTCATCATGTACATCATAAGACATCAAAAGATTATATAGGATTAACAGTAGAATCGCTTAGAAGTCCTTCAGGAACTGATTCTTGGCATCATAGAAATGGTTATGTATCAATTAATAACAAGGCAATTGAAGGATTTATTCATAGCAAAGAGTACGGACAAATTGCAAGGATTACTCATTATTTTTAATATATTTGTTCGTTAGTTTTTTCGTTTTGGTTTTTTGGTTTGTGTGGGTGGATAAAATAGGGGAGCATTAGTTCCCCTATTTATATAACAAAAATACCCAAAGGAATATCCAATGGGTATTATATCTACTCTAACCAACGATGAAAAAAATTAAAATCTTGATTTCTCTTCAAATTCTTTTATTGTACTTGTCTTTACATCTATATATAAATCTAAAGTTCTTGTATCTCCATCCCTATTCTTTAGAAATATATATTCTATTATATTATTAAATTCAGGCATTTCATATCCTTCTTCTTTTGCTTTTTCATAAGCATAATAATCTTCTCTATATAAACCAACAACTACTGAAGCATCTTGTTCTATTTGACCCGATGACCTTAAATCTCCTAATCTTGGTCTATGAGATGTTCTACCTTCTGTACTTCTATTTAATTGGACAGCACACATTATAGGTATATTTAATTCTTTTGCAAGTTGTTGTATTTTTTTAGAAACAGAGCCTACTACTTGTGTTTCATTATCTGATTTAATTTTACTATCAGTCATTAATTGCAAATAATCAATTGCAACAATTTTAATATTTTTTTCTTTAACTAATCTTCTAATCATATTAGATAAGTAATTAACATCTCTATTAGCATTATCATACCAAGTAATTGGCAATTTTGATAATTCCGTAATAGCTTCTCTATCTATTTTTTGATATGTTTCAATTGAAATACTTCCTGATTTAATTTTAGAATAAGGAGTACCATCAGCTAATGAGCCACTAATCATTCTATTAATCAAAGAATTAACTGGCATCTCTAAAGATAAAAATAAGGCATTAAATCCATTTTTAGAAGCATGTTTAGCATGCTCTAATAGTGCAATACTTTTACCTTGCCCTGGCCTACCTGCAAATAATATAACATTTCCTTTTAACCATCCTCCAGTAATATCATCTAATTTAGTATAACCTGTTGGTACACCACTTGGTATTCCATTAGTCATTATATCCCCTAATTCTTCCATAGAATTTTTAAGAGCAGTTACCATATCTATTACTTCACTTGATGAATCTTTTAAGATAGTATCAGATGATACTTTGTTTATTTTATCAAGTAATTCATGATATGATTCTCCATTAGCTAATCCTTTGGTTATACTATTGGACAACTCTAATGCTTCTCTTTTACCTTTTAATTCTGCTAAGTAATAAATCAACTCTTTGCCATCTAAGGGATTCTTAGTTGATTGCATATCTAATATAGTAACCCAATCATTCGTATTATTTGATTTTAAGCGAAGAATTAAGTCAGGTAGTGTAATCTTACCTTTTTCAGAATATAATTCAATACAAGCCAAGTATGATGCCTTAATGATGTCATAATAGAATATATCAGCACTAACTATTTGTTGTATGGACTTTATAAAGTCGGGATAATTGCAAATTATAGCAATAAGTTCCTTTTCTGCATCTAAGTCTGCAAAGTTTAATTTATTAATATTCATTTCGTTGGTAGATTAAGTTATTAAAACTTAAAAGCATTTGTTGTTTGTTTATTTACTACTTGTTCTTTCCAAGGTAGGTAAAGTTCATCTTCCCATACTCTTTGGTTAAGATAAGTCTCAGGTAACTTCCTATATTGTTTATCAGGAGTAAACTTTAAGTAATGAGGTAAAGTTTCTTTTATTTTATCTTTATCTTTATTACTAAGTTTTCTCCACTTTGCGAAACATTTAGCATAGTTAGCTTTCTTGTCATATAAGTTCCAAAACTTATTAAACTCCTCTTCTTCCTTATTAACCAATTCAAGTAATTCTTGGGAATTAATTGTTGGTATAGGATAATTAGTAGGGTTATTGTTAGCATATAATATCTTTAATCCTTTAGTTTTAGTTAAATGTA